CTCTATCAGTTAGTATTTTCCTTCAATCAGAAGCTAAATCTGTACTTTCGTACACTTGAGCCAACAGGATCTCTTGTAATTTTACAGGGAATCTATCTGTTGCGGCTGAAAGATCGAAGCAATAGGCATTTCGAGTTAAGGTTTGGCTGACTATTCTGTCAACCTGTTTACCTTGATCGTAAGTCCCATCTGTTTCTAATCTTCTCAGTATACTCATGATTCGCTTATGAATTGGAAACATGGCTAACTGCGACCAGTAATCAGCGATTGCGATTACCCTAGTCTTACCACCTCCCTCTTGGAGAAAGGCGAGCTTTGATAATTTCAATCCAGCTTTTGTTGGAAGATTATGATAATACCATGCTAAGTCTTGTACATTGTCGTTTGACAAGTATTTAGATACGCATTGTATCAAATCAGGTCTCTCCCTCAGAGCTGCTACATCTAAATTCGAGGTTGCAAGTGCAGGCCCATTGGGTCCAGACTTCATACCCGGATTTCTGTAGTCATATTCTGGCTGAAACGTAGAGCGGAATGGCTTAGCTCAAGAATTACAGAAGGATTTTCACCCTTCTAGTATTTCAGAGTTGATTTTGACTCCTTCATCAGAGATGGTGGAGGTCGAGTAATCAACCTTTCCCGTATGGGCCTTAAATAAGCCCGTTACGGTTAAAGCTAATCTTGTTCCTGCAGTACCGTAAGTTCCGATTAAGTAAGGATATAACCCCAGCAATGCTGTGGGCGTCCCCATCTTATTCGACTTACAAAACTGTATTGGTGAAAAGTGATCATGTAAAGCTATTCTCGTAGCTACGAAATGTAGTTTCTTGAAATGCTTTATTGCATGATCCCTACCCTCATTCTTAACTTTTGTTTCGAATGAGTTAGAGTAAACCAGCGCTAGATTTCGGAAAGTTCGCATATTCAAATTGCATGCCATTGATCCTAGGATCTCTGTTATGTCAATAAGTTTGTGCTGCTTCTTTGAAATCATTATAGTGTATTTGGTGTTTGCTCTCCCCATAAAGGGTGCCATAAAAGACAACTATGCAG